CCGCCCTGGTTCCCTTCTCCACCGGGATTACCTTCACCTTCTCCACCTTCGCCATCGGCAAAAAACTGTAGGCCAATCCATTTCAGCTTAGACTTACTCATAATGTCCTCCATAATTCTCCTAGAACAATGCTAGGTCATATAAAATCCGGTTTATTGCACATCCGGTAAACTTTATAAAGTAATTATACATCTAATATAGGAATCATACAATACTGAATTTTACCACACATGGAAAAACCCTAGACCTGTTACAGTCTAGGGCCATCCTCATTTATCCTTTTCGTACAGTTCGCAATTTCCACCATCAAAAATCTTGATGGGCTTTATGTCCTGGTATTCGGCGCAAATGTCAGTCCTTGGGCTTCTGTGCTTGCAGTCTTTACAGATAAGGTCCTCCAGCTTGATAGCCTTGGGGAAACCTGTTCCGCTAGTCCATTCAAATTTGTTCATGGATATACCTCCTTTGAGGATAGTATACCACAAGAAACAACAAATTGCAACATTTATTTCAAGAGTTCCATGTAAATCGTTACCTTGTTTCCATACCCCGGTTCAAGGTCCAGAACCCGGAACTTGGAGCCACATTGCACTAGAAATTCTTTTTCTCCTTTGTGCATACTGTAGGGGTCAACATATACCCCTTGTGTACCCTCTGGTATATAGATTCTATAGGTTACGTTACCGCTAAAACCGCCGCCTTTGAGGGGAGTGGTGGACAAAAAACCTTCGTCCCCTGCAATAGACCCAATAATACTGTCACGATTTTTTTCTGCCCACGTAGACAGGGACCCTTCACTTATGGCCTCCTGCATCCCCGCCGGGTTGCCTAACATACCCATAAGGCTTGCCCCATCTGAGCCACGTCCTACCGTGATAGCCTCCTTTGTGGAGGCATTAGATAGGGCACTCTTACAATCTACAATGTCATCTAGTGTTTTTATGACCTCAGTTTGTCTAACCCCTCTAAGGTGACTATTCATAGCTATATAGTAGGACCCTGTATAGTCCTTGACGGCTGACTTTTGGCTCCCGGTCAGCTTTCCCCACCAGGTAGCACTTTCCTCAATCAGTTCCCCCTCGAAAGTTGCACTTTCCTTCTGAGCGAGAAACATAGTATTGAGGGTTTCTTTGGTCAATCCACTTGTAACCTTTGTAACTGCTTCCACCCTCTCAGTGGTCGGGACAACACCCTTTCGGACCGTTGCAAGTTTGGCATTATAAAAAGTCTCCATGATCTGGTATGGGTGAGCATCGGACCAACTACCACCAGCCGCCTTTAGTAGACTGTCCTGTTGGTCAAAAGTCAAGGTATGGGCGTACTCCGTGAAAGTATTTGGCATATTGGTAGGGCTGTACCCCGCTGAGGACAGGAATTTCTTCTGCAAGCTGTTAAATACTGGTTCCGCCTTGTTCCCGGTCATGTCGGTGTACCATATGTCTAGTTCCGGGTCATCCGCACCCTTGACCCAATCTGCAAGCCTGCTTGCGATATCATCCATACTGCCCGTCAAATCAGCTATAAAGGTGCATCGTCCGTTTGGATGGTCAAGAGGTAGCTCCCCCTTGGCGTACTTCTTTCCGTTCCGGTCAGCACAGATAGGACAGGTCCGGGACCCTCCACCAGATTGCCAAATATACCCATCAACAAAGGGATTTTTCTTGCAAACCCGCTCCAAACTTTGCTGATAGGCATGGGCTACCATAGTACGGGCCAGCCGCTGGGAATTATACTCCACCTTTTTACTGGTGCCGGGGTAAACTTTGCTCCAGTCCCATTCTTTCTTAGCTGAGGGGTTTACATAGCTCTCCAGGTCTTTGGCAATGGCATATGCACTCTTGTTTGCCGCCACACCCTGAGCCACAACCTTAGTAATATCTTTTTGGGTTTTGCTCACGTTGGACCATATAGCCCCGCTCAGGCTCCAGTCACCAGAGTATAGTTTTCCACTTACTAGGCTGTTTACCACGTCCCTAGGGACGTTAGAGTAGGCCCCAGAGATGCTAAACCCTGCTTTTTTGGTCAAGGTCTGTGCATCGGATACAACCCCCTCAGCGGCTTTTTTAGCTTGCTTCTTGACCTCTTTTTCCAGCCCTACCCCGATGCTCTTATAGGCTGAGTCAAGCTGTTTAGTCAGCTTGGATAGATACTGCTTTTCGATTTTTTGGGAGGTCGTTCCCTCTTTGGGTATTGCAAGCATCTGCTTCCTACTGTCCAGGTATACCTTTCTATATAAGTTAGATATTTCGTCCTCTTGCTCTTTGGTCAGGTCCTCCCTGATTTTTTCCGCATCAGCTAATTTCCACTCTGCCATATTCTCACCCCTAAACTGTAACCAAATTGTAATCAGAAAAGTCTTGCTTTTTGTCGCAGTATGTAGTATTATAATCTCACAAGGTAAACAACACGAACTAATGGAGGTAACTACAATGACTAAGAAGTTTATCGAGAAGGTCCTTTATCTGTGCATCGTGGACACAAAGAAGTACCGTTACGTTGCCAACTGGGACAATGAGGGCAACCCCATTATCAGCCGTCTCCCTATCGAGTACCTGGACACCACAGCCGCCCTTGATGGTTGGGAAGTCTGCTACCACCCCGCTACTAAATAAGGAGGAAACCATGTACAACGTCCTCAGCATAAACGGACAATCCACCGTGATAGGCAGTGTCCACGACTTCGAGAACCTGACCTTCCAGCACATGGGGGAGGAAGCAAGCAAGTGGATAACCAGCTATGTCACAGACTTGCAAGATGAACTAGCACGGGAGAAAGCCGATACAAACAATGACATCCGCATCTATGAGATGGAACTAGAAAGCAATATGAGGGCTTTCCAGGACCTCAAAGACGAAATAGAGCTTATGCAAGACCTCTTGCAAGAAAAGCACACTTCCAAGAAGAAACTGCAAGAAATCCTGCAAATCGTGTCCACAATCATCAACAACCAAATCTAAGGAGGACCAACCATGAAAACCGTGTATGACGTCAAAAGAGCCATTGATCCTGACCTGTACGTGAACCTTGTCCAGGAGCTTCAAGCCCAACAGAGAGCGAAAGAGGCCCAAAGGAAGGAAGCCTACTCCAAACGCAAACCACAGAACAAGTGGTCCACAGTGTTCCCCCTCTGCAAATAAGGAGAAACCCCGCCTGATTGGGCGGGGCTTTTCTTTTGTCACTTTTTCACCATACTGTTCAGTTTAGAATTGTAACTCTTGTAAGTGGTCTCTTTGGCACTGTTATACATTTCTTTAGCTGTGGACACAATCTTAGCTCTAGTATCCTTTTTGGTCTGTCGCAGTTCCTTCACCTTTGCCCTGAGACTAGCCTTTTGGGATTTGTCCGCCGTCTTAATCTGTTCCTTGAGCTGGTCAATCTGTGCCCCAATCTTCTCATTCAAAGAATCAATCGTCTGTGTCTTAGCTTCCGTGATACTTTCCTTCTCATCTGCCAAATCAGACTTTAGACTTTCCCAATAGGTCTTTAGTTCTGCCCGTTGCTCTTTGGTCAGCCCTTTACCGGAGGTAGACTCCTTTTTCAAAGTGGCTGTGGTCTTTGTGGATTCCCCATCCTCTGAACTGGTCCCACCCTCTTCACTTTGGGCCTTTTTCCGTCCCTTTAGTTCACGGTGCTTCATGTAGTATTCATGGGCGTAACTAGCATCATAGGCCATTCAGTAACGCCTCCAGTTCTGCAAAGGAGTTTTCAACCTTCCGGTCACTGTCTAACTCTTCGTCCTCTAGTTCGTCCCCTTCAAGGTCCTCTTCCTCACCTTCTAGGTCCTCTTCGCCATAGGAGGGCATACCACCGTTACCATAGCTATCTTCCAACATTTCCCGCTCCAGGGCAATCTGCTTTAGCTCCTGCATAGCCTCAGTATCGGTGAGGTTCCGCCACTTCTTCATATAGGCCATCTTAGACATGGTTTGTGCGTTGACTTCTGCAAGGTCTGTTTCCTTTTCGTCTGCTTCGTCATCGGGCAGGGGGTATTGATTGTCTACCTTTACCTCATAGGTCACATCTGGGACGGCCTCGGAGGTGTAAGAGGACGCACTAGCCGGGTAGAGCTTTGCACCCTTAATCAACA